ATGGCTCGCCGGAACCAGATTATTGCGGTGCTGAAGGAGCAGGAGGCTGGCGCGAAGGCAGCCGACCTCTGCCGCAAGCACGGGATTTCAGAAGCGACGTTTTATAACTGGAAAGCCAAATTTGGCGGCATGGACGTCTCCGAGGCGAAGCGTCTGAAGGCGCTCGAGGACGAGAATGCCAAGCTAAAGAAGTTGCTGGCCGAGCAGATGCTGGATGCAGCCGCACTCCGCGAGCTTCTTGCAAAAAAATGGTAGGGCCTGCCGCCAAGCGTGAAGCCGTCACGCATCTGAAGGCCGTCATGGGTCTTTCGGAGCGTCGGGCCTGCCAGATCATATCTGCCGACCGCAAGACGATCCGTTATCGGTCAAGTCGACCGCCGGAGGTCGATCTGCGAGCGAAGCTGCGCGACCTCGCCAACGAGCGGCGGCGTTTTGGCTACCGTCGGCTGTTCATCCTGCTTCGGCGAGATGGAGAGCCGTCCGGCGTCAATCGCATATACCGTCTTTATCGCGAGGAAGGGCTTTCCGTTCGCAAGCGAAAGGCCCGGCGGCGTGCTGTCGGCACGCGTGCACCGATCCTGGTCGAGGCGAAAGCCAATGCCCGCTGGTCGCTGGATTTCGTCCACGACCAGTTTGCCTGCGGCAGACGATTCCGGGTCTTGAATGTCGTTGATGACGTGACGCGCGAATGCCTGGCAGCGATCCCGGACACGTCTATCTCTGGTCGACGTGTTGCTCGAGAACTGACAACGCTGATCGAACGACGCGGCAAGCCCGGAATGATTGTCTCCGACAACGGCACCGAACTAACGTCGAATGCCATTCTCGCCTGGTCGAGGGATCACAAGGTGGAGTGGCACTACATCGCGCCGGGGAAGCCGATGCAGAACGGCTATGTCGAGAGTTTCAACGGTCGGATGCGCGACGAGTTGCTCAACGAGAGCCTCTTCTTCGGCCTCGATCATGCCCGCAGCGCCATTGCTGAATGGGCTGACGACTATAACCATTTCCGGCCACACTCGTCGCTCGGATACCAGACCCCGGCAGGCTACGCCGGGAGCATCGCCGCAACCGGCTCCAACGCTGCGCAAGATGAAAGCTTCGCGTTTCCGCCGGTTGCTCCCACCGCGCCAGTTGGCGTATTCAAAGCCGCCGAGGCTCTAATCGCAGCCGGATGAAACTTCCGTGGCAGGTCATCGCCGATCAAGGCGGCCGACGGCTCCGCTGCAGCACCGGGCGAAGGGTTCGCCTCAAATCCGTCGACTGGTATCTATCTCAAGGGGGGCGGCGTTGGCGCATTGGTAGCTAGCGGCGTGGAAATAGCGAACTGGTCTGCGTCCGGCCTCACTGTTACCGGTGCTGTCAGCGGCGGCGTCAAATATGCTACCAAAAACGCCAGCTATACTGCGGTTGCCGCTGATGCGGGGACCGTCCTTCGGTTCACTGCCGCTGCTACTCTCACGCTTACAGCCGCTACCACCTTGGGGGCGGGATGGCCGGTGACTGTCGTTGCCGATGGCGGTGCGGTTACCATTGATCCTGTTGCATCGGAGACTATCAACGGCGCGACGACCCTGATCGTACCGGACGGAACGACGGCTGAGATCGTTTGCGATGGTACTAATTTCTTCACAATCTCGCGAACGCAGACATGGGCGTCGCTCGGGCGACCTTCACGAAGGGCGTCACAGGATATTTCAAGCTGCCGGACGGCCATATCGTCCAGTACGGCACAGGCACTAATCCGGGGCGCGATCATACAGTTACTCTGCCGATTACTCTCCCGACCGCTTTTCGTGCCGCTCTGGTTGTTGCGAACGGGGCGACGATTGGAGGGTCGGGCGTCAGCTCTCTGGCGTTCGCTTGCGACGTCGCAACTCTGTCTAGCTTCAACGTTCGTCCGCGCTTCGTCAACAACGGCGGCTCTGTTGGCGTTGCCACTCAATCCTACTACTGGGCTTCAATAGGATATTGAAAGATGAAATTTGCTATCTTCGACAATAACGGCTTCCTCGCTGCATTCTATTCGTCCGACATTCACGGCAACAACATTCCGACTGAAGCAATCCAGATCAGGGATGAGCAATGGCAAGAATTCATTGACAATAACGGGCTGCGGAAGTGAGTTCATGGCGATGTAGCTGAGTACGCGCCCCAGCCACCGCTGCCAGTCGCAAGCGCTTCTGCTCGCCAATTCAAGCTGCAACTGTTTGCATTTGGCCTTCTCGATCAGGTCGAAGCCTGGATCGCCACGCAGTCGAAAGCGGTGCAAATTGCCGACGAGTATAGTGGCACTTTCGTCCGGACAGAACCAATGATGGCCGCCGGCTTTGCAGCCATGGGCTTTACCGATCCGCAGATCGACGAGTTCTTCACGGCCGCCGCCGCACTTTAGCGCTTCTCCATCAAGAACCATGTCGGGTCGTCTGCCGGGGAATTGGTATCCCGGTGATAGATGAAGCCGTAATCCACAAGACGGAGATTGGGGTATAGATCCATGATCTCCCCTGCGAAATCGCGCTTCCACAGACGGCCGCTATGGCCGCGATACGATACTTCAGTGGGCTTTGGGTCGTAATATTCGACAACAAGGACATAGCGGCGACTGGATTCATATAGTCGCTTGTAGGCTATCGGCAGCATGCCAGGATTCAAATGGATCAGAACCCCGGCAGTGAATGCCATATCCGTTGGCGCCCAATCGATGGGATCAAACAAGGAAGCATTGGCTGCGGTAATGCCGGGGATGACGTTCAATTGCTCGAAAGCGCGACCGTTGATTTCGATGGCCTGAAACTCGGCGTTTGGAAGGAGATTTCGTAACGCCAGGATGTTCAACCCAATGTTGGCTCCTAACTCCCTGACTGATTGAACTCGATCGGTGTAGCGCAAGATCTTAGCAAACATGGCGGTCTTTGCTGCAACGACCTCCGGCCCTCGATTACGGGAAATATAGTTATCCCCAAATTCGCCGGCCCAAAATTCTTCCTGCTCAGTTTCAAACATCAGTGCTCTCCCACCGCGATGCGCAATTACCGATTGTGGTTAGTGTATCATACCTAAGATATCCAGTGTTAAATCCCGATGTTCTGGAAGGAAGTCCATGAAACTCGTCTCTGATTGGAAACGGGTTCTTCAGCGGAACATTTGTTCGTACTGAACCCATGATAGCGGCCGGATTTGCCGCCATGGGCTTTTCGGAAGAGCAGATCGACGCCCTTTTCGAAGCCGCGCCGAGGCTGTAGCCGTGTGATTTAAAGAAGGAACTTACATTCAATGGAAACCATGGGAATGGCAACCGGCATTGTTAGCACATGGCGGGACTTTGCCAGTCGATTGCATGAAGAAAGCGGACAGTCGGCGCATCTCCTATGGCTGAACTGCTCGATTTGTCAGCGCTTCGCCCTGAACCGATCTCGGCAAGGCTTCTCGATTAGGAAGTACGTTGCGTAGGATATGCCCAACGTCAGCGCGATGAACGCAACAAACTCGATCGGCAGAAGGATTTTGGGAGCATGTTCAAAAACCTTCTGCACTGAGAAATAAGCGATCCAGTGTGTCAGGTAGATCGAATAACTCAGTTCTCCACCTAGAACCGACCAACGCACCAACCGCGGGGGGACAATAGAGTTAAACGCCAGGGTGACCGTGATGAAAGATATGCCGGTCAACAGAACGTACGACACGCTTGAACGGAACATGTCGAAGGGGATAACGGAGCTGTAGGCGCAGATGATCAAGAACCCGACCATCGCCCCGGCAAAGTTCGCGATGCTTGCTCTTAGTTTGATGCGGTGCGCGAGTATGCCGAGCGCAAAAAAGGGAGCGAAAGTTAAGGGTACCGTGTAGTAAACCCAACGCGTTATGACCCCAGCTGCCTCTCCTGGCAACAAAGAGAGGTTGACTTGCTGAGCGACAATTGCCGCGATGGTGACAACCACGACAGCTCGCAAGCTTACACTTGCGAGCATCAGCGCCAAGACTGGGAAAGCTATGTAAAATACGATCTCGATCCCCAGAGACCAAGCCCCGGTCGATGCCGAAAGATGTCCCGGAAGCCCAAGGCTAAAAACCCCCGATCCCGTCAGAACTGCTTTCGCCAACACTCCCTCATTGTTGTAGTTCCAGGCAGCTATAGCCGACATCACCAACAGCAAGGGAAGAATGCGAGCGGCCCTGTTCTGGAAAAAATGCAGCAGATCACCACGCGCGATATTCGTCGAGAAGGTCTGACCGTAGACCATGAACATGGTCAGCGCCGACAGAATGAAAAAGATGTAAACGCCGAACGTTCCAACGCTTGTCAGCACGAGGCCCTTCCAGGCTATGAAATGATAGACCGCAATAGATGTCGCGCAGATCCCCCTGATGGAGTCCAAGCCGATATTCCGCCCTCTCTGAGCAATCGAAGGGTCAAACCTCCTAGAAGGGGGTCAAACCTCCTAGAAGTTTGGGAATGCCCGGCGACGACGTCCGGTCCCTCGTCCAAATCCATGGAGTCGTCGGCAAATTTGCCGTCCTGCGTAGAAAGCACGCGAACCCCATCCTTCAAATCAGCGGTTATCGATGGCGATGGCTGTCATACGCGGCACGGCCGCGCCTTGACGGGCTAGAACGTGGTTTCCTGGACTAGCCACCAGACGGGAAGAAATGCCAGCGAGATAGCAGCCAGCCAGACCGAGGCGAACTTGATCAGATACAGTCGTCTCGCTTTGGCTTCGTTCCACTCGTAGTACATCGCCAACTCCCAAATTTAGGCTGCGTTACTGAAACACCGCTCCAGCGATGAGTCGAGTGCGGAACTGCAACACTTGGCAACGGCTCGCTTCGGTGGGCGTATTTCTTTTCCATCACGATCTGGAGCTTCCCATGCAACTCGTCTCCGACTGGAAGCGGGTGCTTCGCCATGCCCGCTCCGTCCAGCTGTGGATGACGGCATCGCTGATCATCCTTATCGAGCCCTTCGTCGGCCTCCTCGTCGATCTTTCCGACGACTGGAGCATCTCCGTCCGTTTTGCCCTCCGGTTCCTCTCGGGGATTTTCGGCCTTCTCGGCATCTGGGCTCGGGTCACCAAGCAAAAGGAATTCGAAGATGGCAAATAGGCTCAAGAAGGGCAGCGCCGCTGCTGCAATGGCCGTGGCGCTGGTGGGGTCATTCGAAGGCCTTCGCCAGAACGCCTATCCGGATCCTGCCACCCAAGGGCCGCCATGGACTATCTGCTACGGCAGCACAAACGGGGTGAAGCCGCGCGACCGTAAAACCGTTGAGCAGTGCAAGGCTCTTCTCTCAGTCGAACTCCAAAGCTACGCCGCTGGGATTGAGACCTGCGTCAAGGTTCCGCTCCCCGATGCCCGCTTCGTGGCGCTGACCTCGTTTGCCTATAATGTCGGCGTCAAGGCCGCGTGCGGCTCCAGCGTCGTCAAACTCAACCAAGGCAAAACCGCCGAAGGCTGCGAAGCCCTCCTGAAGTGGAACCGCGCCGCCGGCATCGTCTTTCCGGGCCTTGTCAGGCGCCGGCAGAAGGAGCGCGCCTTCTGCCTCGAGGGCATCTGATGTTCTCTATCCTCGACGCAGTCAAAATGGGCGCCGGCATCGCCGCCGGCCTGATGCTCTATCACCTTTATGCCGTCTCGATCGGCTATCCCTCGGCGGTTCGCGAGGCGCGCGCCGGTTATGTAATCCTGGCCGAGAGGACCTCAGCCGACGCCAGGGCGGCTGAGATGGAGCGCCAGCGCAACGCGGCGTCACAAGCCACCGAAGAGCATCGCAAGCGCCTGGCGGCCACCGAACGCGCCGAGCAGGCCGCCAGAGACACACTCGAAACCGAGATCCAATCCTATGAGCTTCAGCGGGAAAAGAACCGTGCTTGCACTGTCACTGCTGCTGATCGTCAGTGGCTGCTCCGCCACTGAGCGCTTGCGCAAGGCGGCGGTGATGAAGGGGCTGGCGGTGGCCGGCGTAGCGCTGCCGCCTTTGCCCGATGATCTGCGCAGACAGGAAGCGCATGCGCCCGTCGTGGAAGGCGAGCCCGTCATCGCCATCCTCGCCCGCGAGCGTCAGGCGCTCGACCGCGCCAACGCCCGCCAGGGGCGCACCGTTCAATTCTACGATGACATCACCACCAGATATGCGCTACCAAAGCGAACGAACTGATCATTGGGGGTTGAGTGACTTAAGCCCGCGTTGCAGGTTTCCTGGGGTTGATATGCGTGCATTGACTGATCCTTTGACGAGTGCCGCGGTTGCTTTAGCTGGGGCGACAATCCTGTCCACCGCATGGATGAGCTCTATCGCCTACGGCCCAATGCCATTCTGGGATGCGTGGGAGGTTGCCAGTCTAAGCAGATCTTGGGGCAAGCTTTGGTCATTGCACAATGAGCATATGATCACTTTCCCGCGCCTGTTCTACGGGCTGGACACCGTTATAGCGAACGGGACAGGGAAACTGAGCATACTATTTATATGGGTATTTCAGCTCACTTCGGCGATCCTGATTGCCAGTATGGCTCGCCTTCAAATGTGGGTAGCGATGCCTATCGTAATTTCTCTGATGTTTTGGGGTAGGCACCTGGAAAATCTGAGTTGGTCGTTCCAGGTCGGCTTCATGGGTCTGTGTTTTGTTGCTGTTCTCACCATGTGGCTGTTGCAGCGGACTTCAATGGCTGCAGCCAGTCTAGCTTTGGCGGTAGGGGGAACGGCGGCCTTTTGGTCCCTCAACGGCTTCCTTGTTCCTGTTATCGCGGCGGCCCATTGCATACTGAGCAAACGCTATGCGATGGCTGTGGCATTCATCTCGGCACTTATAGTTTCTCTGGTCATATATGTTGTATCTGGATTTGGTTCGGCGCCTGGTGGGGCGGTCCAATTGCCCAAGTTAACGCATATCGCCGCCGTCGGGCTTGACATCGTGGGCAGGCCGTTCGGAGAGTTAATTTTACGCCGCAAAGCTTTCGAAGGTGTGGCAGAGGGCTTAGGATCGTTGATTGGAGCGCTGATCGTCGGAGCGCTGATCGGTCTTTTGATCGAATTGTGGAGATCTCCCTCCCCAAGGCGCGCAGCCCTGATTGGTGTGTCCCTATTTGGCTTCGGTTCTTGTTTCATGGCGGCTATCGGCCGGGCAGAGAACTTTACAGCTCCCGCATCTCGATACGCCGTATTCGCTGTTCTTGGTGCTCTTCCCGTATTACTCATGTGGCTTGAGAAGGTAGAACACAGACGGCTCTTCACCTCATTGGTCGCTGTAGTCGTCTGCGGACTCTTCGCTATGAATGCGGCAACGTGGTACCGTTTCGCGGTTAAACGTGGCACGATTGAAAGAGATGCGATTGCGGCAATCAAAGCCTCACCCGACAATCCCGAAAGCTACAGGCTGCTCTACCCATCGCCGGAAGCCATTAGAGAGCAAATAGCCTACATGCGTGAGAACGGTCTGGGGATATTCTGACTGCCGTTGTGCGACCGATGAAGGCGCTTCTAACTAGCTGTCACCTAAGCGAGGCACGCCGCCGGTATCGAGCGCAGCGTCACGGCCACGCTCCCCGACGCACGTTTCGTCGCCCTGACTTCCCTCGGGTATAATGTCGGCGTCAAGGCGGCCTGTAGCTCCAGCGTCGTCAAACTCATCAACCAAGGCAAAACGGCTGAAGGCTGCTAAGCCCTCCTGAAGTGGAACCGCGCCGCCGGCATCGTCTTTCCGGGCCTTGTCAGGCGCCGGCAGAAGGAGCGCGCCTTCTGCCTCGAGGGCATCTGATGTTCTCTATCCTCGACGCAGTCAAAATGGGCGCCGGCATCGCCGCCGGCCTGATGCTCTATCACCTTTATGCCGTCTCGATCGGCTATCCCAAAGAAAAAGCCGCCAGAGACACACTCGAAACCGAGATCCAATCCTATGAGCTTCAGCGGGAAAAGAACCGTGCTTGCACTGTCACTGCTGCTGATCGTCAGTGGCTGCTCCGCCACTGAGCGCTTGCGCAAGGCGGCGGTGATGAAGGGGCTGGCGGTGGCCGGCGTAGCGCTGCCGCCTTTGCCCGATGATCTGCGCAGACAGGAAGCGCATGCGCCCGTCGTGGAAGGCGAGCCCGTCATCGCCATCCTCGCCCGCGAGCGTCAGGCGCTCGACCGCGCCAACGCCCGCCAGGGGCGCACCGTTCAATTCTACGATGACATCACCACCAGATATGCGCTACCAAAGCGAACGAACTGATCATTGGGGGTTGAGTGACTTAAGCCCGCGTTGCAGGTTTCCTGGGGTTGATATGCGTGCATTGACTGATCCTTTGACGAGTGCCGCGGTTGCTTTAGCTGGGGCGACAATCCTGTCCACCGCATGGATGAGCTCTATCGCCTACGGCCCAATGCCATTCTGGGATGCGTGGGAGGTTGCCAGTCTAAGCAGATCTTGGGGCAAGCTTTGGTCATTGCACAATGAGCATATGATCACTTTCCCGCGCCTGTTCTACGGGCTGGACACCGTTATAGCGAACGGGACAGGGAAACTGAGCATACTATTTATATGGGTATTTCAGCTCACTTCGGCGATCCTGATTGCCAGTATGGCTCGCCTTCAAATGTGGGTAGCGATGCCTATCGTAATTTCTCTGATGTTTTGGGGTAGGCACCTGGAAAATCTGAGTTGGTCGTTCCAGGTCGGCTTCATGGGTCTGTGTTTTGTTGCTGTTCTCACCATGTGGCTGTTGCAGCGGACTTCAATGGCTGCAGCCAGTCTAGCTTTGGCGGTAGGGGGAACGGCGGCCTTTTGGTCCCTCAACGGCTTCCTTGTTCCTGTTATCGCGGCGGCCCATTGCATACTGAGCAAACGCTATGCGATGGCTGTGGCATTCATCTCGGCACTTATAGTTTCTCTGGTCATATATGTTGTATCTGGATTTGGTTCGGCGCCTGGTGGGGCGGTCCAATTGCCCAAGTTAACGCATATCGCCGCCGTCGGGCTTGACATCGTGGGCAGGCCGTTCGGAGAGTTAATTTTACGCCGCAAAGCTTTCGAAGGTGTGGCAGAGGGCTTAGGATCGTTGATTGGAGCGCTGATCGTCGGAGCGCTGATCGGTCTTTTGATCGAATTGTGGAGATCTCCCTCCCCAAGGCGCGCAGCCCTGATTGGTGTGTCCCTATTTGGCTTCGGTTCTTGTTTCATGGCGGCTATCGGCCGGGCAGAGAACTTTACAGCTCCCGCATCTCGATACGCCGTATTCGCTGTTCTTGGTGCTCTTCCCGTATTACTCATGTGGCTTGAGAAGGTAGAACACAGACGGCTCTTCACCTCATTGGTCGCTGTAGTCGTCTGCGGACTCTTCGCTATGAATGCGGCAACGTGGTACCGTTTCGCGGTTAAACGTGGCACGATTGAAAGAGATGCGATTGCGGCAATCAAAGCCTCACCCGACAATCCCGAAAGCTACAGGCTGCTCTACCCATCGCCGGAAGCCATTAGAGAGCAAATAGCCTACATGCGTGAGAACGGTCTGGGGATATTCTGACTGCCGTTGTGCGACCGATGAAGGCGCTTCTAACTAGCTGTCACCTAAGCGAGGCACGCCGCCGGTATCGAGCGCAGCGTCACGGCCACGCTCCCCGACGCACGTTTCGTCGCCCTGACTTCCCTCGGGTATAATGTCGGCGTCAAGGCGGCCTGTAGCTCCAGCGTCGTCAAACTCATCAACCAAGGCAAAACGGCTGAAGGCTGCTAAGCCCTCCTGAAGTGGAACCGCGCCGCCGGCATCGTCTTTCCGGGCCTTGTCAGGCGCCGGCAGAAGGAACGCGCCTTCTGCCTCGAGGGCATCTGATGTTCTCTATCCTCGACGCATTCAAAATGGGCGCCGGCATCGCCGCCGGCCTGATGCTCTATCACCTTTATGCCGTCTCGATCGGCTATCCCTCGGCGGTTCGCGAGGCGCGCGCCGGTTATGTAATCCTGGCCGAGAGGACCTCAGCCGACGCCAAGGCGGCTGAGATGGAGCGCCAGCGCAACGCGGCGTCACAAGCCACCGAAGAGCATCGCAAGCGCCTGGCGGCCACCGAACGCGCCGAGCAGTCCGCCAGAGACACACTCGAAACCGAGATCCAATCCTATGAGCTTCAGCGGGAAAAGAACCACGCTTGCGCTGTCACTGCTGCTGATCGTCAGTGGCTGCTCCACCACTGAGCGCGTGAACAGGGCAGCCGTGATGAAGGGGCAGGCGGCGGCCGGCATTGCGCTGCCGTCTTTGCCCGACGATCTGCGCAGACAGGAGGCGCATGCGCCCGTCGTGGAAGGCGAACCCGTCATCGCCATCCTCGCCCGCGAACGGCAAGCGCTCGACCGGGCCAACGCCCGCCAGGCGCGCACCATCCAGTTCTACGACGACCTCACCAACAGATATGGAACACGCCCATGATGAACGCCATCTCGCTTGCCTTGACGAATCCGATGCTGAGCGGCGGCGGGGCCGGAGATCCCGATCGCTACATGTTCTTTGCGACCCGCAACCGCATGCCGTCGGGCACGATCGTCACCGCGGCATCCGGCACGAATTATGTGTGCAGCAAGATCGTCGTCAACACGCCGCAGTATAAGACGCGCACGTTCCGCTTTCACCTCTCGGGCTTCGCCTCGACGGAAGGCGGCAACGCGCCGCAGGAAACGGTGGTCACCGGCACGATCGGCGCGCCCGGCAATTCCGTGGTGGCGGATGCGATGTTCATTAGAGCCGCCGGCACCTTCTACCAATGCACCTTCGCCGGCCTGAACACGGTGACGGTGGCCGACCAGACAAACGGCGCCTGGACGGATGAACTGACCATTCCCGATGTCGATCCGGAAAGCGAAATCGAGATCTGGCTGTTTTATCACACCGCCGTCGGCGACAAGATCTGGCCGGTCTACCGCTTCCAGAAACATCGCGGCGAGCGCGTCTGGGGCGCCGGCGATCTCGCCACTCTCCTGGCCTTCAAGGACACGCCGCTCGCCGACAGCACGGCAGCGCTCGACACCAACTACGCCACTCAGACACAGCCGCAATATTATGGCCCGGACTTCATGGTCGCCAAGGGCGATTGGGATGGAAGGCCGGTCGCTCTTGCTGTCGTCGACAGCCTGGGTGAAGCGCGCCAGCAGTTTTCCGCAGCGGCCGACGCGCGCGGCAATCTCGGCTGGTTTCGCCGCTGGCTCGACAAGGACGGCGGCATCGGCCGCATTCCGCATCTGATGATCGGTATGCCGGGGAACGGTTCCGTGCGCGAGCTCACCGGCACCGGTTCTGCGATCGCCACCCGGCGCTGGGCCATTCTCGATGAGATCACCGCCTTCAACAACAATAAGAAGCCGTTCACCGTCATCGCCAACCAGATGGGGCAGAACGACACGGCCGCGACCTACACTGTTTACTTCAACACCAACTATCGAAGCCTGGTCACCAGGCTTCGGGCGCGTTATTCCGGCGTCAAGATCGTCGCCTTCCCGCCGCTCGGCCGCACGGCTTCCACCCGCACAGTCACCCTGACATCGGTCGGTACCGTCGTCACCGCAACGATCGCCTCCGGCATCAACGGATTGGTGACGGGGCAGACGGTTTCGATCTCCGGCGCCACGCAGACAGAATATAACGGCAATGTGGTCATCACGGTCACCGGGCCGAACAGTTTCACCTACAATTTCGCGGGATCTGCGACCACGCCGGCAACAGGCACGATCAGCGCCAACGACCTCTATCTCCGGGCGGAGTATCAAAGCTTTTCAACCAACAACACCTGGCCGGCGGATGGCACGGATGCTTCCGGCAAATGGCGCCTTCGTAACGACATTCTTGCGAAAACGAATGCTTGCTGCGACGAGGCGATCGACACCTACGCGGCATGGGTTTCCGGCTTCCGGGATGGCGTCTGGCCGGGCATGCTGGAGCTGCCGAGCACCGTGGTGACGGTGCAGTCGGGAACGGACGGGGTTGCGACCTACACGACGATCGAAGTGGCGGATGCCAGCATTTTCGCGCCGGAGCAGGAGATCAACACCTATGCCGGGCCGGATGGCATTGCACGCCTGTCGACCACCTCGATCGCCAGCATCTCCGGCAATACGATTACCATCTCGATCCCGCGCGCCACGGTGCTACCGGTCGGCTCCATCGTGCGCCCGAGCGTCACGCCGGATGGCGTTCATCCCTACGGCGCTGTGATCGACGGTGTCGCCAATGGCATTCCCCAGTCCGAAAAGTTGAAATTTTATCCCTAGGTAAGCACCGAGAGCGATGACATCCAATGACGATATCCTCCGCGCGCTCGGGCGTGTCGAGGGCAGGCTGACAGGCATCGAGGACAATGTCGCGCTTCTGCGCAGGGAGGTCAGCGACGAAAAGACCAACGCGCACGACAGCCGCGCCGTGATCCACGCGCGGCTCGATGAGCAAGCCAGACAGATCGCCCATCTCGATACCAGCGTGGCGATCAGCGGCGGCGCGGATGCGCAGATCCGCCAGGAGATCAGGAGCCTCAAAGAGACCGTCGAGAAGAACCAGGAGATGGTCGCGCCGGCGCTTGAAGACTGGAAACGGATGAAATCGATCGGCTATGGCATCTCCGGGCTGATCGCCTTTGCCGGCCTGACGATCGGTGGCATTATTGCCTATGCGAGCGATGGCGCGGTGGCGGCGTTGCGACATTGGTTGAAGATCAATTGAGTTGAGGGCGCCGATTGTCTGCGGCTTCGAACTCCATCGCACTCGCAGCACGCCTCAATCAGCCGTTTTTTGATCGGCGGAGCTACGTTGCCAAATCGAACAAAGCAAAACCCTAAATTTTAGACATCGCTAACGAACAAATCGGCCGCCTGTTGGTTCTCCTCTCAGGAGGAAACGGTCATGAAAACCATGAGCAATCGCCAAGTTCGCATTCCCGGCCCGCGAGAGCACGATGTTGCCGAGCATTGCCGCAAGTTTGGGATCGGCCCGGCGGAGGAGAAGAAGCTGAAGAAACTTCTCGGGTCTCGGGCGCCGCTCCATGAAATCCAGGCCAATGCTCCGCCACGGCAGCCAAGGTGGCGTTAGAGAATTTCGGGAAAACTGCGAAGCGGTTTCCGTCGGGAAGTGCGTAAAACAAAGTTTGGAGCGGTTCAGCTTTCATCAAGGCTGAGCCGCTTTAACGTGAGAAGGGGACGGCGCATCTGATTGTTTCACGCGGCATTACAGCAATGATTCAAAGATTGAGCGGAACAGAGCAGTGCCGCAAACGCTCGCGAAAGAGGTATTGTTGCCTGGGTTTGAAATGGGCGATCTTGCTTGCACATGAGCCGGTTGTTCGGCTCGTTCCGCTTCGCTCCGCTGAAAGCCCCACTCCGGCGGGGTTTTTGTTGGCGCGGGATGTGGCCGTCGATTTTCGCCCGGCCGGAGCCTGTCCGTATGACGGCTGCCGTCTTGCCCGGACAGGTTGTCTATTATCCCTCTGTCGGTTTTCCCGGGGGGTGTGGTGTCGGATCTCTGCCGGGAACTTCCACCAATATCGGGGGTTTTGCCCGCGGATCGCGCGGTAGGTTTCGTCTCCTGTACCCACTGCTACCCCTGCAGTTGCTGCGCGGTCCACTGATATCAACGGGATGACGGATGAGGCTTTGCATCTCGGCGATCGCCAGCGGGCGAAGCCGTCTGTCGTTCGTCATCGGCGTCTGGAGATTCAGCCCTTCGAAGACGCAGGTGTGTGTGTGTTTGTGTCGACGTCCGCATGTGAAATGGCTCACGACGGCACAGCTGCGCGGGGGTCGCCTATCAGTGCCGCAGTTGGCGCGACAGCATCAGGATGTAATCGTCGGCGATATCGGCAACCACCATGGCGGCTTCCGCGGCCGTGTATCCCCTGCCGACGGCGTCGCTGACGATCTTCATGACGGCGGGTTCAAGTGCTTCCCGGCAGTCGGAAAGGCTTTCGGCATGCGGGCATTTGGCACGAAATTCCAATACGTTGTTCATGGCATACCCTCCATTTGATGTTGCTGCGCCCTATGCGTCAGTTGCCCGATCCCCGGAAGAACCAAGCCTTGGTCCCGGTGGAGCGTCGCTCGCGGGGACCAGAATGACTATCGTAAGAATACGATGGCATAGGCCGCCACGTATTCAAGCGCGCGCTGATATTAAGGTAAGCCAGTAGGGTTAATTCGTCCGCTGATGTTGCATCGTGGCATCGGAGGCTGCCGCAGGCCGGATTGCGATAAGAGGCGGCGCCTCCGAGGTTGTCTTCGGTCAGACGCTGATGCGGCGGCCGGCCTTGTCTGCTTCTTTGCGATTGGCGCCGTGTTTTTCGATGATGGTCCTGGCATCCTCGTTGGAAATGCGGTGTTTTTTCGCGAAGTAGATGACATCGTAGGGGCCGTCAGTCGTAGCCGCTTTGGCGGGCTGGACCTTATTCGCTTTGTCATTGGTCATGATTTTTCCTTCCTTGGAAATGTTGGGCTGGCCACCAGTCCATGTCGGCGCATACCAGCACCTATCGTCTCCGGATCGGGGATCGGAGAACCGGCAATCTCAACTCGGTGTCTGTCGAAGACTTGGCTTCGTCCGCCCTATCGATGCGCCCGGGCCGTCATATGTTTTTCCCAGATCTGCGTCGCCTGCGCTGCCGTGCCGGTCTTGTGGAAGCGCAGCAGGTGCAGTCCTTCCGCCCGTCGTTTCTCGTTGAAGGCGCTGTTTTCGTAGTCGGTGCCTTCGACAATGCTCTCGCTTTGAAGAACGGCCTTCAATTCCTGCACATAGTGTCCGGTGATGTTGAAAAGCGCTTCATTCTCGGGTGCGTCTGTCAT